CTTACTAAAATCTTCAAAATTGCCTTGTTCAAATTCAGGCATTAATCCGTGTAATTTATCATTGCAAGTATTAATTATTTTTTGCCAGTACTCACTTGACCAATCGTCAGAATCGTTTTCCATAACCTCAACTAAATCGTAAATGTGTGAATTACACAATTCAATAATACACTTTAAGGTAAGTTCTGTATTGTTAGTCAATTCAAAAAATCTAGCATAAAGCGATTCGTATTTTTGTTCCCAATTCATTTGTTCCATTTCGAGTTGTTTTAAGTTTCGACAAATATATTAAATATTTTTAATTCCAAACACAATCCACTTAATTTTTTCATCCCGTGTCATTTTATCCAGCTTCGGAAAGTGGTGTGATAGTTCGGCATCGGTTAGGGTGTTCAGTTTTATCAAGAACATTAGCTTCTTTTCGGTTACCTCAACCGACTTGTTAGAATGGATCAACTTCATTAAATTCTTTTGATTGGTAACTAAACGGTGAAGATTCAATTTGAACGGGTAGGTGTGAAGTCATCGGCTCTTGGTCGGCATCGTAAAACTGTGTTACCGTTTCGTTATTCCTAAACTCAACCGTTCCAGTTGATCCTTGTCTATGCTTTTCAAATAGGTAGAATGTTTCGTTCGTGTATGGTCTACCTTCATCGTTTGATAAGTTGTAGTAAGACGGTCTCCAAACGAAGCAAACCGTATCTGCATCCTGTTCGAGCGATCCTGATTCACGAAGATCGGATAGCATCGGTTTTTTATCGGCTCGTTGCTCGACTTGTCGGTTAAGTTGGCATAGTGCGATTATAGGTATTTTAAGCTCTTTTTGTGCGGCTTTAAGCGTTCGGCTAATCTCAGATACTTCGGCTTCTCTGTTACCGCCTCTGAAGCCTTCTGATGTCATTAACTGTAAATAGTCAATTATAACCCACTTACATTGCCCTTTTCTAACTTGCGCCCGAATGATTCTGATTGCTTCGTGAACACCGCACCGAGGCTTATCGTAAATGGTAAACGGCATCTTTTCGACTTCACCTATTGTCGATTCAAAGACGTGCAGTTCTAGTTGGTTAAGATTGCCGTCCCGTAACCGTTTTGAATCTATGCTGCCCGTTGCGTTCTGAAGTATTAGACGTTGGCAAAGTTGGGACGGATTCATTTCGAGATTAAAATAGATACCCGCTTCGTTCGATTGAATCCCGTGAAATAATGCAAGAGCGGTTTTACCCATGGACGGTCTACCTGCTAAAATTATAAATTCGGGCTGCCAACCTCCAGTGAATCGGTTTAGTGCTTTTAGTCCCGTATCAACTCCACTGGTTTTGCCTTGTCGGTTGAGTTCTTGCCGTCTGAAATAAGCCTCCCGTTCGTCTTTGACTAATTCGGCTGTTGTGATAATGTTCGATACAGTCATTCCCGTATCCATCAATTCGTTCAATCTCTTGACCATTTCAGTTGCGGTTACAGTCGCATCGTGGCGGTCGTATAGCCCGATTGATTCTTCTGTAATGATTTGGTGTATTTGCGATTTGAGGTAGATGTTTCGAAGTTCGAGTATGACCGCTTCGTGTGGTTCAAAGAAAGAAGAACCGATTTTATCGAGCGATTGACTGATTGTGATTATGTCAGACCGTTCAAGAAGTTTAGCGAGTTTGTTTTCTTGGTTTAGAAATGCTATGTCGATTGGTTGCTGTTTCTTGTGTAGCCGTTTAATGACTTCAAAGGCTTTCTTGTACCTATCGACTGTGAAGTATTCGTATTTGAGTTGAACGATTATTTCGTCTTTGAATTGATTTGAAGATAAAAGGATCGCTATGATCTTTTCTTCGAGTTCTTGTGATGTTATCATTTGTAGTGATTGGCTGAAGATCGGTTAAATTGAGTTGGTTGAGGTTTGGACGGTGTGAATTTGTTGTTATTGTCGTGCCACCGTTTAAGACGTTTCGGTGTTTCCCAAGTTTTTTCGGTTGAGTATCTCGGTTTACCTGATGCGTTTAATTCAGTCCAATATCCAAAGAAAGCGTTTAACATTTCTTTAGGGTAGTCAAGTCTATTGTCTGCTATTGACTGTTTAAATTCATCTATTGACCATTGCTTAAATGACTTTGGTTTGGTTTCGTTAGAAACAGACCTATCTATATTTTTATCCTTATCCTTATATTCATCCTTATCCTTATCCTTATAGGCTTCGGGTTGGCTTTCGTTTGGCTTGTCAGTCGCTTCGGTTTCGCTTCCGTTTCGCTTCTGCTTCGGTTGCTTTCCATTTATAAAGTTCGTGTTACCTTTAGTTAAAACGGGTTCGACTAACTTCCAAATCACTTGGCTAATCCCTTGCAATTCAGGTTCTTTAAAGTTAAGCGAATAGTCAAAGATAGCGTTGTAAACTTCGGCTTGTGTTTCTTTTGGCAGTCCTTGAATTGCCTCAAACATTGATCGGTAAAATATGCAGGTATCTCTACTTTCCATCGTTCATTTTTTTATTGTATTGTTCAATAGCTTTAAAGATTTGATAAACGACTTGTGGCACGACTGCATTACCATAGGCCTTTATTGATTCATTTCGCCACTTTGGAAAGGTAATTCCGTCCAGTTTGAAGGAAACCCCATCATTTCTGCTACAAATCGGGGATTGAGTTGGGAATTCTCGCCAGTCCATTCGCTGTTTCCCTTTGCTATTGTTCTTGTCAAATTCATTTGTTTGAAATTTCCTGTTGATACTTTCTCTCCCGTGTCCCTGTATTCCCCTGCTACTGGTGTAGGAAGCATCTGATTCACCACCCAACTCGCTACTGTTTCCTCCAAGTTCCCCTTGTTCCTGTTGGCTAAGTTCTCGCTGTTCAGGTCGCAGCCGTTCACCTGATTTGCTCGCGGGGTTGGAAGCATCCCCCTCTGATAAATAAATCCCGTCTGAACCTCCTGAGCTAATGTCCCCGAATTCCCAAATTTCTGCTCCTTCTTGCTCAGATTCTCCGAGTGAGCATCCGCTGCGCAAGGTGTTTTCAGGAGTTTGGGAGTTGGAAGCAGATCCATCGCTGCATATCTCCCCAGCCCCACTGATCCATTCACTCCGTTCTGATTCACTTTGCGAGGCGTTCCGTTTTTCGTCAAGTGAAAAGTGTCGTTTTTCCCGATCACCGCTCCGCTCGTCGCGTCCGATGCCGTTGCGGTAGGCAACAAACCAAACTCGATCCCTTCGGTGGGGAGCGTTGACGGCACAAGCTGGAAGTACATACGGTTGTACTTCGTACCCTTGAGCTTCCAGATCAGTCTGCACTTCGTCGAATACCAGCCCCCCGTTCCAATTAACAAGGCCGAGAACGTTTTCGCCCACGACCCATGTCGGTTGAATTTCTCGAATCGCTCTAAGCATTTCCGGCCAAAGGTGGCGGTCATCTTCCTTTCCAAGTCGTTTTCCTGCGGCTGAATATGGTTGGCAAGGAAATCCTCCGGTAAGGATGTCAATGTGTCCTCTGTGAATAGTGAAGTCTGTTTGTGTGATGTCATTGTAACTTATTGAATTAGGGAAGTGATGATGTAAAACTTTTTGTCCAAACTCATTCCACTCACAGTGAAATACATTTTGCCAACCCATCCATTCGGCAGCTAAATCAAAGCCGCCAATTCCTGAAAATAATGATCCGTGCTTCATTCCAAAACAAAAAGCCCAATACAAGCTGCGGTCGAAGCGGTTTAGTAGTCTTAACTACCTTACCTCGCAGCCCGTATTGGGCGGTTTAATTTCTTTCGATTCAGGCTTCGACCTCTGAACGTGCTGTAAAGATAGGGATTAATTAGGTTTGGTCAATTCCACTTTATCAACATTGTTGTCATTATTACCATTCATTGCACTCTCAAACGCCCGCTTCATTCCGCAATAAGTCGGATCGTTCGTTTCAATTAGCATCTGATCGTTTCGTTTAGCGTGTAAGATCGTTGCGTGGTCAAACTTATTCGACCGTCCCAACTGTTCCGCAAATGCCTCCCCGATCATTTGCAGCGTGAATATGTCCTCTTTGATCGATAGGATATGCGATATAACCAAGTATCGCTTATACACATTAAACTCACCCGTACACGCATTACCTCGGCTTAATCCGATCTTACCGAACAAGTCCTCAACAACCTCAACCGCTTTGGCAATTTCGGATAAACAGAATCGGTAACGGTTGTCGTAGCTTGATGACGGTCGGATAACTGAATCCGCTGCGACACGGGGCAATCTTTTACGCTCACCAATCGACCAGTGATAGACCGCCTCCCAAAAGTAATAGCCTTCATCGGTCGACTTTGGATGCCACAATTTAGTCTGAAGTAGTGCCTGTGGTAAGTCTTTGGCTAAGTTATTTCGCCTCACGTACTTCTTAATCAAACTCAAATACGGTTCTGGTAGTTTCTCCTTGATTATCTTGTAGCTGGATTGTGGTGTCATAGTTCCGATTCGATTTGTTCGATTGCTTTGTTAACGATGTCTTGGTAGGATGATTCGGGCAGTAGTTCGGTTAGCAGGTCTGTAACGTCCGTACCGTTGTAACCGATTGTGCTGATCTCTAAGTCCGATGCGGTCGGTGCTGTCCAATTATCGCCCTTATCGCCTTCGATGTAATAGCCGAAAATGTTTAGTTTAATCTCTCCGAATTTGACGAACACGGTTTCTTTCGTACCGGTGCGTCCTGATCTTAATGTACTCATAACGCTCCGAGTTTAATTAGTCCGATTAGGTTGGCAAAGTGTAGAATTGAATCTTTCGACATTGCTTCGCGGTGGTCTGAAACGTATTGAATCAGTGTCGCTACGGTTTTGTTGTCGGGGTGGATTGGTTCGGGTTGGAATTGATCTGTAACGCTGTGGTCGGGTTGCTCCGATACAATCCTAAACATATCCGCGTTGTACGAATTATTTCCAATTGTTAGCTTATGTGTTTTATAAAATTTAGACGGCTTATAAACATTCTTAACGGTGTATATTGCAGTCTTTCTTAGTTTGATCTTAGGCGTTGCGTAACTTTTTAGTACAACCTTAAACGACTTGAATTTAGTCGGATCGGTCATTGCATCAAGATATTCGAGTGTGAGTTGTTCGGTTTTCATCGGTTCAAAATTTGTTTAGTTGTTTCGACTTGGTTGAAGAATTTGGTTAGTGCTGTTTTGGCTTGCTCGATTTGCTCGGTTAGATCGGTTCTAAGCGTTCTAATTTGAAAGTACGGGTATTGTTCTAAGTCGGGGCAATACGAAACGAAATCAACGTACTCAAACGATTCACCCGCTACGAAATAGGATAGTATCTGTTCGGCATAAGCGGCTGGTACTTTACCGTGTCGAATGTATCGGATATGTGTTGATACTTTCGGGCATTTGATCTCGACTGCAAAGGTTCGTTCGGGGCAAATTGCATCGGGTGAAAATCCGAATTGCGGGAACTCATCCGATTCGATGAAGCCTACCTGAGTTACTTTGCACTGGTTTTCGATTTCGTATTGTTCAAGTGCGAGTGGTTCACGGTCGATGCCTAACTGCATATCGAATGAAATAAACCCGTCCTCATCTTCTTCACTCATTCCAGTTAGTTGCTCCGATACGATCCGATCGGTGTAGTCCATCCAGTTTTTCGACATAACTTTCTTTAGGTTGCTCCCCGTTACCTTACCGATCCGTAACTGATGCCATTCAGGGGTGCGTTGTTCGATGTTATGAATTCGCATTGGTCGGTGGCGTTAAGTTTGTTTTACACTCTTCTTTAGACTTTAATACTTCAGGCACTGCTTTCATATCGACCGATAGTGTTTGCCACGTTGCAGCGAGTTGTTCTAATGTTTCGGCTGCTTCGAGTTTAAAGATAGTATCTGAAATATCTTCAGGTGTGATTGTCATTTTAGGCTGCGGCTTTTCTTTTTCTTGAATACGTGGCGCAACAGTTCTGATTCGTAACGCTTCGTGTATTTCACCAAATGCTTTCACATTAGGGTCAACATACAGTTGAATTTTAACGCCAGCCCAATGTTCAATAAATTTGGATTTAGCGACCTTAGTAATTGCCTTACCGTTCGTATTATTTACGATCATTGGTTTCCATCCACGTTCTTCAAAGTGGATAATTAGGTTTCGCTTTTTACCATCGCCTGAGCCTACATCTTTTGATTCGGCACGTTTGATAGTTAGGATAACTTCTTGACCGTTCTGAGGCATATTAAAAGAGCCTAAGTAGTCGTTATCTTTCATTAGTTTCCAGTGGGTTAGTTGTTCGCTCATTTTGTCAGGTCTGAGATTGTTTTTAATTCGGGTAAGATGTTGACGTTAACTCGATCCAGTGCGGCTCTGAATGTGTCCGCTCCGATTGGTTCGTAGATTGGCGGGTAATCGTCCGTGCTGAATAGTTTGTAAGTGTGTAGGCTTACTTCGGTTTTGAAATCCGATACGGCTAACTCAATCGTTCGACCGTTGTAGTAGGCATAGAATCGACTATGCCCGACTAATTTGAAATAGTGTACCATTGTTTCGGGTGGGGTTAAGTTGGGCGGTGGTTAGCCGCCCGTGTTGATTAGTTCGATTTAACTATTGACCAAAAGTTTTGTACTACTGTGTGTTGAGTAAATTCTTCTTTTTCGAAAGTTGAAAGATTTAATACCTCAGTAAAAAATCCCCACTTGTCTTCGTATTGTCTTAACACTACATAATTAGTGTCATCTGCGGTAACTGAACGGTAAAAGTTAATAACCGTACCTTGAGTTAATTCTCCAAAAGTGATTGTTTGAGTTGCTGTGTTCATGGCTTGAATTGTTTTCGTTATTAAGACATGACAAACATATAAATATATTAAATACGCCCGACATTCAGCGTTAACAATTATGTTAATATGCTGATTGTCAGGCGTAAAAAGTTTGGGTTTGATTATTCTACTCGCTTGCTCCGTGCCGTTTCCTATCTCTTAAATAAACCAAGAACGCCACGATACTAACCAGCCCGATACTTGCCAGTACAGCCCACACAATATCCCACCCGCTATAACACACTTCAGGACAAGGTAGGGTTTGAACGGTTTGAGTAGTTCGGTGCGATTCATTCCAACTGAAAGCGACCGCAGCCGAATCGATCACACAATCTAACTGCAATGTATTCGGTTCGATTAGCTTCGATTCAATCCGTCCACGTTTGCCCGATTTGGATTTAGTCGTTACGGTCGGTTTAGCACCATCAGGACATTCGATTCTAACATATTCGGTTATCCGTTCGCCCTGAAAATACACGGTCGAATCTTTCCGAACGATGCTATCTCGTACGATGGTTTCGGTTTTGGTCGGGCAGCTTAGGCAAATCTTGGCTCGCTTCTTTTCGGTTACGCAGGAAGTGAGCAAGGTTAGTGCGATCAGGATTGATAGGGTTGGTTTCATCGTTTGGCTTTGTTTAGTTCGTAATCTAATAAATTCAAAATGTAGTTGCGAAGATTTATTTCATCGTAAGTTGATAGATTAAATTTATTTGTTGCCCAATCAGCAATCTCATCAGCGTTCATCGGTCTTGCTTCGGGTTCTTCAGTTGTTTCAGGTAAGTCTACCGTTTCAGGCTTAACCGCCTCGACCGTTATAATCAGTTTGTTATCGACTTGCTCGATAGTGAATAGTGCGTTGTTGCTCATAATGTTTCAGATATTTCGGTTTGTATTAGTTTGTATTGTTCGTCATTGCGTAGGTCGCAGCGTTTCAGTCCAAGCCGTGTAACTCTGTTTTGGTCGAATAGATCGGGATTGTAGGCTTGGTTTAGTATGTGCGCCCGTTCCATAATGTTTAGCCCGTGTTTAGTCGCTAAGGTGTGATCTATTGCGACCAGTGTTAGGCTGTCAGGACATAAGCTTTCAGGTGCGGGTGGGTAGTGCTTTCGTAACTTTCGGATGAAGTCGATAGGGTTCATTTCAATTTGTTTTTAACTCGGTTATAGAAAGCCGTAATCGATCCGATCAGTGCCAGACCGATGTAAAGCAAAATAGCGGCTATGTTAGACGTACTCATATCAACTCAATTTATCCTCCCGAATTACCAGCACCTTATGACTATAACCGCTCCCACCCGCTTTGATATAGCCGAACGGTGTGAAGATTGGGTTGTCTAGGTTGAGTTGGTCGGTCAGTGTTAGAAAGTGTTTGGTCGCTTGATGCGGGTTAGTGTGGATTGTATCGACTTCGGTTTTGTTCGATTGGTCGATTAGTCGGATTGTGGTCATGTAAATTGGTTTATAAAACTTATGATTAACAAGATAAAGCTGGCAACAACTTGAAAGAAAAAGAATGAAGCCGCTTTATATAGTTTTTTGTCTTTGAAATAAAAAAACGCTGCAAGACTTATTGAATACAAAACAAGACTTATTAGTATCATACCGTTTCTTTTTGGCAGTTAATCAAATCGGTTTTACTCATTTCGCCCAAGTCCCAAACCGTATGCAGCTTGGTTTCGACTGGTTCGATTTGGTTCTGAATCGCATAGGCTAAGAACTTTCGGAATTGCCTTGCATTGATTCGTTGCGCTCCGACTGAATAGGTCGGGTTAGGTGGGGAGGTTCGGGTAAGGATCATAGGTAGCGGAGTAAAATTTTAGTAAGTTTATATTCGTGCGATTTGTATGCATCATCAAAATCTTGTGAAGTAGATTCATTCAATAACGCACAGTAATACTTAGCATAAGCGACCGAGGCTCTTGATGCTATCCATTGAGGACTAACGTGAGAAAATGCCGAATCGCAACAAGCAGCCGCAGCGTCATAGTCAGAACCTTTTAATCCGCTTGTAATATTGATGCCTTTATTTAAAACATCGCAATAATCTGAAAAAGTAGTTATACCGGTTGCGTAATCTCTTTTAGCTTGAATCGCATCGTTAATGGTATTGTCGCTTGGGTTCTTGGCATTATAAATATAAGCAACAGATTCAGCAATGTCAGCACAAATCAAAATGATTATTTTCTCATTATCTTCAACTGCCGATAATGCCCACAAAGCATCGGACAATCCATTGCTTTTAAGTATTGTTTTGATTAGTAACGGATCGTCATCAGCTTTTGTCTTGTCTAATGAGTTAAGCAGTTTCTCCCATCCGTCAATGCACGGGTTTAATTTTCTGATTTTGTTCAAAGTTGTTTGCATAGTGTTTCGGTTTTAAGACGAGCAAATGTAAATAAATATATTTTAATTATCCTAATTTATTTACATCGGCATTTTTTAACAGCTTCTCTACTTCGTTTTTTACTATTTGTTTTATATGTTCAATCCATTCTGCACGAACACGAAAAGCAATAGTTTTTGTTTTGTAAGAAGCAGATTTTCGACCTGCTCCTTTTCTTTTGCCTCCTTGTTTCATAAAGACACATAGTATTCTTTTGCTAATTGTGTATTAGCAAAATCAGTATATGAACAATATCCACCAATCACATGACCATTTTTAACAGCCATTGATTTATAGCCCATTTTTTCAAGTTGAGCAACTTCTTTTTGAGCATCCTCAAAAGAAAACTTACCAACCAAAGACTTGCAAACAAAATTTGCAGAACCACCTACTAAGTAAAACACTGAAAAAAAATCCATAACTCAAAGAGTTAACCCTGACTGGCGGGTAGCCATTGTCATCGATCTGATGACTCTGCAAACATACAACCATTTTTGATATTTGCAAACACAATTCAAATTATTTTAAAATTTATTTTTACTAAAACACAAAAGGCTCGATACAATGTACCAAGCCTTTTGCTGTCTTAACCCGAAATCAACTTGAATGAACAAAGTCGAACGGGGCAAATATACTAACTTTTCGCAACCGTCCGTAAAAAATCATTCTTGCCGAATTGCTCGAAGTATTCCTTATCCGATACGCACGATTCTAACATTACAACCGCCTGCCTTACGCTAACCAACCTGCGACTGAATCGATCCGCTATTGCATCATACAACCGCTTATCACTCTCACAAATCGGTCTTATTTCGGCTGCCTTCATGGGATGTAAAAATACTACTTAATGGGTATTTGTCAATAGGTATTTTCACCTAACTGCCCCCGTTCAATTGCACGTATAAAAACATCGTCGAGTTGACTTGCCGAATCCTTAATCATCTGCAACACCTTATCATATTCGACTGGATCGGATTTCTTGTCGATCTGCTGAAGTATTCCAATCAGTCCGACTACTGACTTTAACGGCTGTCTAAACTCGTGCGAAATAAACGCTGTAATATCTTCGAGTTGTTTCTTGATCTTTTCGTACTTATGCGATGTAGCACTAACCACGTCAAACAGTAGCACACCAGTTAAATGATATTCGCCCGATAAGTTAAATACCTCCCAACCTACCCAACGATATACGCCATTGCGCTGTATTGTACGGCAGTTAAACGGCTTGGATAGGTTCTTATGTTTGTCAGTCCATTTAAACGCTGCATCAACCTCGTCTTGATCTTCGTTATCCGATACAAGGTGTTTAAATTCGGTTGGCTTTATGTGGTTAAATGTGGATTTAAACAGTTCGTTTCGGTAGGTAATTCGCCCGTCCTTGTCGCATTTAGCGTAAAGGCATTGGGAGGAATTATCCAACAGAAACAAAACGGACACGCTCGGTAAATTTGAGCGTAAATATAAACGAATTTTAGCTGTTTAGTACGGCTTTCATTCTGCTGCCAAACTCAACCCAACACTTAAACGAATTGATCGTATACAAACCCACTACAACCGCCACAATCGGAATCAATGCAGCATCACAAATTAGGTTCGTGTCAGTGCTTTTCGGTACGATCTTAACTGGCTGTGGCAATTCGATAAACTCAGAAGCTAACCGAGTATCTCCAAGCGGCTTGATCGTTGCGGGTTGTATAGTGTCGTGCGCTTCCATTGACCGTTTAGCGTTGTGCAATTTCACGTTAAAGGTAAGCGTTTTAATCGATGCAGAATAGTCAGGATAATAGAATGTATCACCTCGTTCTGTAACGTACACCTTAGTTACCATACCATCATTAACGGTAAAGTAGGATCGGTAGTCTTTCCCAATTGCAACGACACGGTAGAATGATACGGTGTCGGTATCGACAACCGCCTTACTAACCAGCGTATCGTATCGAATCACATTATCTTGCAGCATCATTGTTGTCGTTATTTGGTTTGTTAAACTTTGGAATATACCCGACCGCTACCATCGCACCTATCCACGTCCAAAATGTATCAAGGTCGATCTGTTTTGCCATAAGCAGAATTAAAGCTACTAAGCCCAACACCGCCCCGATAGTCCTTGCCCAATAATCAAGTACAACGTCAAACAGTTCGCGTAGTTTTTTCGGGTTCATATTATTTAGGTTGAACGATGTAAAGGTAATTTGAATTGTTTACCGACCTACCGAGTAAATCAAACCCGATTGAGTTTCTTACAACGTCAGGAACGATTAGAACCACCGGATCGCTTACGGTCGTTCTGCCTTCGTAGTCAACTTCCCGAACCGCAATATACTGAAGCCCACCGACCGTGTACGGAATTGATAGGTTGTAATCGGTTAGATCGCTTGAATTAACTTGATCGGGCTGTAATTGATAAATCGTTCTCCAGTTGATTAGATCGCTCGAAACAATCACTTCATACCTTAGCGTTCCAGTATTGCTACAAGTGGCGAAATGCAGCCTAATAAAGTTCTGTTCGTACTGAGCTTCAACACCGCAAAACTCAACAGCCAGGCCAGCCGAAAGAATCGCATACGGGCAAAAGTTGTCGATTAAAGCGGCTTGGATAGTGTAACATACCGTTATTGTGTCAGAATTTGGGTAAATAAGCGGACTTGCTTCTATCAATTCACACGCTTCGTTGTATTGGTTTATAGCCGTTACGAACGCAGGTTGACCGCTTGGGCTTGAATAACTAAACCCCGCTACCATCCCGACCGATTGGGGAGGAAACTTAACGCATATTACCGTATCGCCCATATTACCCTCAACGCATTGACCGGAAAAGTACAAGCTAAAGAAACTTGGTAAGCCCAAATAAGCCCGACCGTTGCGTGTTGTTTCGCATTGACCTGAAGCGAACAATGGCAGAAAGAGTAAAATTAAAAAGCGCATAACTGTCTCGGTTAGGTTTGACAATTATACGCTCGGTTGGTCGGTTTGGTTTTGCTAAATATAGGTCGATCTGTGGTGTGTAAGGTTTTTAGATTTTGGCCAACTGAAAGTGCATACCGTCTTGTCTTGTCCATGTACCGCCCCAATCAAACCCAGCATCCGTAAAGCATTTAACAAGTGCGGCCGACATTGTAGGTTTTCGGCCAAGCCCATTCCATGCGGCATTGATGTCGATTGCTATACCCCAAGAATGTAAAGACATTGAAGATAGACCACGTTTATTTCTAATGTTAAAGCATCCATCCCAAGTCTTTATTTCGGCCGTTAACTTTCGAGCAATGATATTACGAAAGGCCGCTTCAAGTGGCCTAACCATATCCTTGTTGCAGTAGATTCGGTTTGGTATAATTGGAATCGCTCGGTTAATATCGTCGGGAACGTCCCATAAAGTCATGTGCGTTCCTTCAAACCTTGTATTCTCATTTACGGTTGTGGCCTTATCGTCAATAGGCGAACCGTATTTTTTTAGTGCTTGTGCTGATGTTACCATGTTAAACAAATTGAAATTTATATTTTTTAAAACAATTTCTGTCTGCTCTTATTGATGCGTAAATGCTTCCCTTTTTTATAAATAATTCTTTTTCGCACTCAAAAATATTACAAAACTCTTTTGCTTGTCCACTTAATAAATCTAAGCATAAAATCTTTTTTGATTTATCCCTTATTGCTTTAACAGCCTTCTGTATTCTATATTCATCATTATAAGTAACGCGATCAATTTTGTCTTGTTTATAAAAACGAAACTGAAATCCTTTCGACTGCTTGTATTTTGCCGATTGTTTAGCAATGTTACTTATCGCAACTCTTGTGCATTTTGTTTTTATTGATGCGTATTTTATAGACCTAAATTCTTCAATAAAGTTACCCTCTAAATCATAACAATAAACCTTTTTTAAATTCGGAGAAGATTTAATTATCTTATCAATGTAATAGCATTTTACTCCTGAGTTCCATGAGGTAAAACCTTTTGTCCCATCTCCTCCTTCTGTCGCATTTAAAAGTCTTACACCTAAATCTTTTAACCTTTTAATTTCGTCTTTTTCAAGTTGATTGGCCTTAGAAAGAGATTCTATACCATCATAAACTGAAACTATTTCAAGGTCTTTTTTATGACACCTAAAATAGTTAACCTTCTTTTTGTTTCTTCTTTCGTCTTTTAAATGAGAAGAAAAACGAGCCGATAAATAACCCTTAGTAAGGCCTACATATACAACTCGTTTATCTGAAATATGCCGAATGTGATATACCTTATATTGCATATACAAATATAAGGTATTTAGTAGTTCACTCCACTAACAATGCACGACTAAGTGAGTTATCTTTCTCATACCTTTTCCGTTTGCCCGACTTCGTTCATTTTTATTTCAAAAATCTTACTCATGCTTTTTGATTAATGCGTTGATTATTGGTAAATCCGAATTTCAAAATATGTATCAAATCCATCTGAATTAACTATGGCTAGTATATCAAAGTCAATTACAGTTCTTCCAAAGGTTACCGTGTTTCCACCATCAATTGTAAGCTCAATAAAACCACTTAGCGACGGACGGAAATAATAAAACAATTTATTTTGGTCTATTATAGAACCGCTTAAAGTTCCACTATAAACCCCTTGTTCAACTCTTGTTAATGACAATGTTCTTCCGGTTGTGTTTTTTATTACTGTAATCGTTGGATTATTAGTTCCTACTTGTGAAATTTGTGCCACATAAGAAGTATAACCAATCGACAAATCAGGCGCGCTCGGATCGGTTAGGTCGATGTCGATTGAGCCGTCCGTTGAGGTTAGGGTAGTGATACCGCTTGATGGCAAGTTACTTATTACGGCTTGCTTCGATGTGCCTTGTGGTGATTCGGACGTGTCGGAAACGTCAACGATGTAAATCTTATCGGATGCGGTTACCTCCGTAGCGGTTGGTAGTTGGGTTAGTTTTCTTGATGCCATTGTTTAAAGTGTTTGAAGGTATGTGATTGCTTCGGTTGTGTTGCCGAATGAATTGCCGTTGAATTTATACTGAAGTACGTTAATTAACAAGATACCTCTATCCGTTACAAAGTGCATCGAAACAGCATCGACCATTTCAGTTTCTTCACGGTTATAGTCTGTATCGATTGAGCCTATTACGCTATCTTGATAAGATAGGTGCGTTGCGGTTATTGTGATGTCGATCATTTTATTTCAATTTGATAGTAAGATAGCACAGTTGAATCACCGTTCGCTCCGTTCTGAAGGGCAAAAATAATGTATTGGTTAACCGTCCAATCAATGTTAGAGTTTGTCAGTGAGGCTGTTCCCGCTACTGCATCACTTGGTATCGAAGCATTGGCTTGTGCAGTTTGTGTTACGGTTGCAGATTTGACAATAGCAGATCTATCAATTCCGATGTAATTTGTAGCTATTGAAGCCAAAGCCGTTGTTGTTAATAGCGTAGGTGCAGGAGTTACAATAGAATCAGCGGTGTTCGCATAAACACGCAAGGTACTGATCCCTGCACCACCCGTCTTGCCTGCCCTCGCCTTGATCTCTACGATTGCACCAACTGTGATTGTATTGGCAGGGATCAGCACACTCACCACCTTGTTATTATTGGTGTTGCCAGTTACAGCTGTTTGATTGTTTACATCCTTGTAGATCAATGGCAGAGTTGGGAAGGTGGCCAAACTTCCATCGCCTCGAACATACTGAGAAGTCGTGCCTGATGGCGTGTTAAATTTGCCATTGAATGTAGTCCAATCCCCCGAACTTAGCGCACCTCTATTGCTTGCGCTTGCTGTTGGTAGGTTGAAAGTATGCGTATCTGTTGCTGATGTTATACCAAAGTCAGTTCCCGATGTTCCTGTTGCGAAGTTTTGAACTTGCGCGGTCAATCCGTTTAGTGCGTTAAGACCAGTGGTGAAGGTTGTAATGACTTGGCAAAGGTTGTTGTCTTCAGTATGAAGCGTAATGGTTCGCCCCGATGTCGTTACGAAAATGCGTACTGCGAGCCTATCTGTTGCAAGCAAAACCGTGCTTGGTACTGCAAGCGCACTAACATACAAATCGACCACCGTGCCGCCTGTAATCGCTTCGGGATTTGTAGCCCCTGAAGAAATGAGCGTAAAGGTTGCGCCATCGTACTTGTACAATTCAATGTAGAAGCTCGGATTGCCACCACCACTCGAAGCGTTGAAGTAGGTTTCAAAGTTCCAATTCCCTGAAGGGATTGCTAAAAGATTCGGATCGCCTGCATCGGTTAGGAATTGCGCAATGTAGCCATTACCCTGCGCATTAGTTCGTGTGAAGTTCGTTCCACCACCAAGCACAGGCACTCGGCTCATTTCAAAGTATTGATTCCCGCCTATAGTACCCTGACTGATTGAGCCGTTCAGGTAGTAATTAACCGATGCGCCGCCACCGCCGCCAAGCGGAAAGTTAGCAAGACTGCCATCGCCACGCACGTATTGACTCACTACTCCGTTGGCAGTGATGTCCACGCTCGGAGTAGTGGTATTATTCGGCACGTTAACGCTGAACGCAGGGTTTGTCGGGTTAGGCACTGTTGCTGCTACCGATGTAACTGTGCCGTTTCCTTTTGAATTAAACGTATTCCAATCAGCACTATCTAAATAACCGTCAGTCGATCCGTTTGCTTGTGGAATTGATAAGGTTCGGTTTGCACTTAAATCGCCTCCACCCGTTAACGGTGCGTTAGTCGATATAGTCGTTGCCTTTAACGCTAAACCGCTTAAATCTTGATCGCCCGTATTCGTGCCGCTTGTGTTTGCCAAGCGAGTAATATCGGTATCGTTAGTGTAACGATTCGTAGCAGTGTCGCTAATATCGTCAGTATCTAAAACGACATCACCAGTTTGACCGTTAACCGAATCAACAGCACCACCTGAAGCCGCGGGAATGTTAACCGTTACGTTCCCAGCCGAAGCAAGCGAAGCCGTTACGCCACCGCCAGTAAAGTTCAATGTAGTTGTTACAGCCGCAATGGTCGTTCCTTCGTCTTGTGTACGAACAGAAACACCACCGCCACCACCAACCGCAACTAAAGGATCAGACGGTGTACCTTCACCAGTTATAGTAATGCCGTCAACCGAAATCTTTACAATCGGATTTGATGGATCGGTATTGTCAGTATCTAAACCGGTAACGCTTTGAACCCTATTGATCGGTGGACATTGCCCGTTCGGTAATGGTATCGGATTAACGCCACATTCATCGTAACAAGATTCAATTGCTTTGGCTGTTACCTCAACGTCCAAATCGAAATAAGCGTGAATCCACTCAATCGAATTTGGTAGGTCGGGAGTATTTAATGTTACAGATACTGGTCTAAAAAATACATCCGTTACGCCTAAACTGTTTCTAAGTGCCGTGTCTTTACCCGATACGTACTTCCAAAACATATCCATTACCCAACCCTCAACAGCGTTTGAATCGCACGGCATCGAACTTTTACGAATAAACGCATAGCATCGAAGCGGATAGGTAGCTACATACATTTCTTGACAACCGACTGGTCTAAGTGCGTCTGTTTGTCGCATCGTTACAGCCGATCTAAACCGCCAAAATGCAGTGCCTTGTGTCTTGTCGTAGTCTGTAACTGGTTTACCTTGACCTGATCCCTCGTAAACAAAGAATTGTTTAGGGTTATCGGGTGCAGGTTCAGCCAATCCATAGATCGCACCGAATATATTTGAAGCGTCTAACTTTTGATTGAGCCGTTCAATTATGTTTTTTAAGATATTCATCAGTCAAGTAAGGTGTTAGCAGCGTTTGATTCGATGCAATCCACTAAGTCGTCAAGTTCTTGCTCAGTCGGAAAGAATATTTCACCGTATAACCGTTCAAGTCCTGCAATTTTATCAGCGTTAATGTCGTCGACTAAGATTGTAACAGTTTTGAAGTCGTCAACTTGTGGCGTATTTACAAAGTCACGAAACAAATAGCCCGTTAATTCCAAAGGTGGTCGCCCGATTGCTTGTTTTAACTGACCGTAACCACTCGGAAAGTAAGCGGATTTGATCTTTTTGCCCGTTTTTCCTACCTGAAACGAACTAACCGAACGTGGCAATGTATCAACATCGACATAAATCGGTTCAGACGAGTAAGGTTTGCTCGGTAATTCCTGACCGTCAGCACCTCGGCTTTGTACAAATATCCGTTCCTGCATTGCGTCCTTAACATCAGCAGCACAAAGATACCACTGAGCAAAGATCGTTTGCAGTTCAGTAGCTTTACGCCCTAAATCGTCGTTAAGTTCGCCTATTGTAGCCATTACGGTATCGCTGTTACTAACATAGTACCACGTCTGCACTCAAAACAAGCCGAATCCATCGGTAATCTCATATTCTGAAGCACCGCATTGAATTCTTCGTTGAATCGTTGAGCCGCTATATCACGTGCAGCTACAACACCTTCAACCGCATTGGCAGTAGCAAACGGTTTTTGTCCTCTATTGATTGTTACAGCCGTGTTAACTCGTTGCGATGGGCTTTGAGTTAAAGCAAAGTCGTAAATTTCAACCGCAGTTGCATAAGCCAAAGCCATTGAAAGGTTAGCACCAATAGAACAAAGCCAAGCCTCACGGTCGCAACTAAGCGAATAAAGTAAACTCATCCCCCACGTATAAGGCGTTGAAGATTGAGTTTGGATAGTGTCGCCCGATATAGTCAACTTAACCCCCAATGCATCAACGTGAGGACACATATGACTGTATTTTGGATTGCCGCCACAGTCTAAACAACTGCCGTGCTTCGGAATGGTTCTGAATGTATTGAAAGTCGATTCGTAAACAATAGCAATCTCAGCGGTTCGTCTTGCCGCTTTCAATACTTGGTAAATCGTTTCGTCAATATTACCATCAGCAAGCGTTAACGTGGCTATCTGTTTGCGTGTAGTAGTGTCAAATATCTTGATCGGTGTATCTGAACCCGCACCGTAAACCAATAACTGAGTTAATGACAACTGCAAAAAACTATCACGGTTTGGATTGACCTTTAAAAGTATTCCAACCCAATTACCCGCACCCAAAGCAGTCTGAGCCGTTGCAGGTTGTGTGTTAATTATTCCAACTCGTCGACCTTCGATCAATGTCGTCGGTTTAATGTGGCTTGCAATAGCGTTCATCATTTTGGACTGTAACGACTTCCAAGCTAACGACCGTTTTGCTTCGAACAACTGCACCCCGTTTTGATAGGAATCAGTTATGAATTGACCGAGCAAACTTTGGCTAATACCAAGATCGTCTAAATACAAACCAGTCGACGGTTCAGGTAAATTACACCCCTTTAGACCTAATAGTTTTGATTCGCACATTATCTTTTAGATTGATTCAAAAGTAATAAAAAAATAAAGGCGACATTGAGCCGCCTTTATCTTATTGTAGATTCAATAAATCGTCATTTTGGAGAAGTATAAATTCTCCGTCCTGAAGCAGTAAAGCCTCAGGACTTAGGACGGGTTTACGATTGAAACTTGGTTAACGTATTTAACACCTGCGTACTTATCAGAAGCCTCGAACAAGTCGTCTGGCATTGTTACGATCTTACCAGTGAAAGTCATTACGATAGACAAGTCACCGCAATCATCTTTCATAGTCAAATCGATAGGTAAACCAGTTGCACCGAATACTTGTGTGCGTGAATATCCGTTACCGCCACGAAGCGAATCAGATAGACCTGCGTTCCAAGAAGCAAGATTGTAAGATAACAACTGAATTGCACCAGGTGTAGTAATCAAGTTTTGAGTTTGACCACCTAATGCAGTTGCAAGACGCTGATCGTATGCAAATGCGAATCCGTATTGAGCAAGCACAGCCGACAAGTCGATACCGTACTGAGCGCAACAACCCGCCATAATTTGCATAGCGTACTGATTCATAGCAGCACCACCGAATCCAACATAAGCACCCGGATAAGCAGCCATTTGAGTTGCTTGTGCGATGTTCTGAAGTGCAAACGGAGCGATGTCACCTGAAGAAAGCAAAGTTGCGATTTCAAGTTTGTTGTCAGTAACAGTAAAGAAATCTTCAACCTCAGTTCCCCAAGCACCTATTTCAGCAGCCGTTTCAGTTGCTACCTTAGTCGCAACAGCACGTTCCAAAGCATTAGCCAAACGAGCGATTGATTCAACTACGTAACGGCTGTTCTCTTGACAGTGCGTTGCAATTGTTTCAGCGTCGATCTTTTGGCTTACTTGGATAGTGTCAGTAGTTGACAATTCGTAAGTCTGAGTGTTGTCGCCGTATTCTTCAGTAGCAGAACAATTTTTGATGTCTGCACCTTCAACAGCGATTGATTCAGGTAAACGCTGAATCCAACGAGCTTGAACTTTACGAAGTTTACCACCGCCCGGTGATACTTCTGTTTTGATTAAAGATGAATTAAGGTCAGAGTTAAGATACTCTAAGTAAGGTAGTGGCTCACGTGCAGGTGCTTCTAAGAACAACTCGCCCAATGGACGCTGCATTTCTGGACACTCCGATAGAATGCGTGAAATTGACATGATAAAAGTGTTTTGATTGTTGATTGGTTCTGCTTACATAGGCTCGAACCATTACGCCCACAGTTTGCCGTTTCAGGTCGGCCCACCCACTTTGATCTTGTGCGATGCAAATATAGTAATAATTGATACGAAAAAAATATTTGTAAGATTTGTTTGGATATTAAAATAATGTCTATGTTTGTCATCGAAACAGTTGCAGGTTTCAGAAAGACTTATCTACGTGGGGTAGATTAATACAGAAGCCTGAACGACTGCAACCGTTTGGGCTTTTTTTATGAAACACTTTGAAACATAACCTTACATAGATTTCTGCGAAGTCAATTCGTGCAGGATGAAACAGACGTAAAGGTTAAACCCGAAGCAATTAGATTGCACAAAAAGCTGTTAAATGTAATGTCAGGACGAAACACTTTCCGATTACAGCCAAAGACTCCGAGCGACCGATTCTCAGGAAGCAAATTAAAAGGTAAGCGAATATGTTTATTCCTTTTAGGGGTAAGGGGTAAACACTTTTGCTGACCTAACCGCCTCACTCCCTTAAACTCGTAAGCAACTAAGAATTGAAATAACTCTAACCAAAAAAAATAACCATGAAAAAAATTGTTTTAACATCGATTGTTTTAATCGCAACACTATCAAGCTGTAAAAAATGCTACGAGTGTCGAATTGTTAAAACGTCGCCACTTGTTCCGGGCGTTCAATTCCAATCAAGCACTTCTTACGTTGACTTTTGCGGTAATGATAAAGAGTTCGCAGCATTTAAAGAAGATATGGAGAATAGCGGTGTTGTACAAATTGGTAACACTACATATTATCATAAGAATGTAGTGGATTGCACTAAAAATTAAAAGCCCGAATGAACTTAATCAAACGGGCTTTAACAACACACAAACCGATCTTAATATCTACCGCCAGTTGCTCGTGGTGAAATGCTTGGCTTTGATGGAATTGGGTTAGGATCGATTGTTCTAACACTACCAAATCCTCCATTGCCTTGTCCTGCTTGCGGATTCTTTTTAGCAATGCCGAGTTGTGAGGCTTCAAGTTGTAGAACGTCCTTTAAAGACAATACTGTATTTGCTTTTTTCGGATCTTTTACTGGATTACCGTCTAAGTCAGTAACTACAAATTGATCCTTTTCATCGGTATCGATTTTGTACTTAGACTTCACGGTATTCACAAACCCGTTATAAGTCAATTCAGCTTTTGGATTTGCCTTAGTCTTAATCTCAGGATCAAGTTCAACCTGATTCAAAGTGCCAAAGAAGTATTCATCCTTTTTACGTTGAACCTCTTTCTGAGTAAATTCAGTTTTGATAGATTCAATCGCTTGGTCTTTTTCTTTTAGCTGCGTTTCGTACAACTGAATTTTCTTTTCAGCCTTACCGAACTTTTCTTCCCAATCCTTTACGATTTGCGCACCACCGTTTCCGTTTAGTTCGGTTAGTTCTTTGATCTTGTTGTCGGTTAGCTCCTTTGATTTAAGTATCGATTCAACTAACTTGTCTTCAATACGTCCTGATTTAAGGTCGTCGGCTTTGATGTCAAGTCCGAATCCTTGTAAAACTGGAGCAACTTTAGACGCTATGGTTGAAGTGATTTTACCGACCTGATTGTTTATCTCAGTTTTCGGTAGATACGTTTCCTCGAACTTTGATTTTGCTGCCTCGTGGTCTTCTAATTCGTGTAGTCCCAAGTACTCCACTACCTTCAGTGCTTCTTCTGGTTTCATTTATTTCTAGGTTTATTGGTTGCAATTTAAGTTCCCTCGCGCCGCTACGAATAAGTAGATCGGCAACAGATGGGGTTACATTACGTTTGATAGTTCCGTCGGGTAAGACTAAGTTCATAAGACAAAGATAATTAATTACGGTGTGTAGTTGCCGTTTGCTATGTTTCTTTGAACGACTTCAGGTGGTACTCTACGAATCGAAACGGCTATAATTGAGTGTCGGCAATTCCACCCACCTGCATTACTAAAGATAGTCTTTGAATTGGTTTCGGCTATTTTACCGTCCCAATCTTCACCCGCCCATTCTTCGATCTCTTTTTTATGGAAGTATTTACCGTGTCGATCTGCACAAAATTCTCGTGTTGTGTCGATCTCTGATCCTGCATAGCGATACCATTCAACACCAACAGCCTCGTTAACTTGGGCTGCATAGTTTCGATCTGTAATGGCTTGGGCTGTATTGGCAACAGTTCGGACGTTTGCAAGTAATCGACCGTCAACATCTTTGTCGCCTTCAATAACGGTGCGTAATGCTTTAACGGTTTGTGATAGTGTAGCCCGTGAAGCAACGGCAGCGGTTAACTGTTCGATAAATGGCAGCGTTACCCGTGACTGCATCGCCACACCAGCAAGTGCGTTAATAGCGTTCTGCTTCGATATTTCAAGTATCTGTTGCGCGACGGCAGGTGGTGTAAATGATTCCCGTATCTGTTTAGCCAGTTCGTTTGTGATCTCAACTCCTTGATCTATGTCGGATAAGAATGTCCGAACCCCGTCGATGTATTCACTACCTGCAATGGCTTGTGATAAAGCGGTCTGAATTTCACCAATCTTACGGACGTTATTTTGTGTCTGAGCGATCTGACCGTTTTCATCTACTTCGAGCGATTGGACTAAATCGGCAACACCATTCCAAATCTCACGTTGCGCTTTAATTGCGGTCGTTGCAAGATTCTCAGGTGTTGCTTCAAATAGTTTTACCTTGCTTCTAACAAGTTCGTCGAATGATGCCATTAAATACCATTATTTAAACCGAGCAAATTGTTAACCACTGTTTCGAGTGGATCTTTTCGTTCAGCAATTTCAGCAGCCGCAGCATCTTCGAGTTGAGCAACTTGTAATTCAATCGGTTGATCGAAGAACGTCGGATAAAGTTCAGTAGGTGTCCACGTACCGACAAGCATTTGAATTAACTGAGGTGCTGAAGTGTGAAGAACGTCCTGATACTTTTCGATTGTACCGTTTGCAAGTCGAGCGATAATGTCGGCAGAAGATAGCGTAAGTATCTTGTCGGCTGCAAAAATTAAGTCGAGCATCTTAACTACTTCGCTATTGGACTTATTAATCGAATAAGCGTAGTTATAAAGGTTCTGATAAGTGACGTGTGGCGGCACTCCTGCATTAACTCCTTCAGTAATGATCGATAAGTAGTCCGCAGGTGTGTTAATGTCAAACGTGGTCGGAGCGTTTAATTGATAGCCGCCAAATGCTTCACCGTACCGAATCAATCCCATCGTCTTTAAACAGAAGTCGATAATAGTGAACATCTGATCTGATATAGGCTGAATGAAAGCGTGAGTTGCTCTGTTTCGGCTGATAGATTCTGTTGCGGTCTTAGCCTCGCCAGCATTAACTGCTTGGTCTGAAGTATTCAGGTGTAAAATCTGACGGGCTTTGTCGGTTTGGAAGTTGATTTCACGTCGTAAGAATTCGAGCGTTTCCATTGAAGGCGAAACAAATTCAAGATACTTACCCGTCAATCCCGTGTCACCTTCTGAAATCGATGTCTTTGGTCTAACCAATAGCTGACCAGTAGGACTAAATCGAGATCGAATACCCGCACCATTACAAGCTGGGCAAGTCGTGTTCTTATCACCATTCCAAATCAAACCATCACTGCATCGGTTCTCACCTTGCTCAAATGTACACGGCTCGCCAATACTAACCATAAATGGAAAAGCCGATGTCGCCTTACTGATCTGAAGGTAAGACTGATCTAATAGAACCAAGTCAAGTAATCCGACAGCCGTTGCAAATGGTGAGTTGTAGACAAGCGTTTCGTCAAATAGTAACGGAATACCCATCAACTTGATACAAGGCACATAGCCCAAGTTATGCTCGTACAATACATACGGATCAGCAAACTTTAACTTATCCTTGTCGCCCGTTTGTTCGATACGGTAAACATAACGACTATCGTAAAGGTCTAAAACCAAACCGTCCTGAACGATCTTGTTTCCGACTTTTACATTTGACTTTTCATCGGTCTTTACTAAGTACCAATTGCCCAAGTCCTGACCTACAATATGACGACAAGAATAGTAGATCGGAATAGGTTTAAGCAGTTCGTTTGATAGGACTGGTCGACCTCCTTGATCCACTACAATCTCGTTAGATTCGTTTCGTAGGTAGTCAAGTGTTAACGGTCTGATTGCAATGATGCCGTTCGGGTCTTTTAGTTTCAAGGTAGGCAGCATCGACTTAGCCCAATTTTTAAAAGACTGATAGACTGGTATGCCTTCTTCAATATACTTGCTGAATCTTTCTTCAGGAGTAAACGCATCTGATTTTTCTTCAGCAACCCTTAACGACCAATTCTGTTCAGTAAAAGCCCGACTAACCGTGTTCACAGTGTCTTGGAATACTGGCAATGTGATCGGTTTGTAGTTAGCCTTGATGTAATTGGCTTGTTTCTGATCTTGATTAGGCGCACGTTCTCTGAATATCTTTTCAGGATAGACCGCCCCGACTGCGTGTGGTTCGATTGCTTCGTACTGATCGACTGAATACTGATAGCCATTCCAGTATTCTTTGACCTTAGTACGGTCGCCACCATCTTTGTAATTCATTCGTGTCTTGTAGACCTCGATGAAGTTTTTAAGGATGGTTTGAATTTGTTGTTCGTTCAGTACCATTACGCAACCGCTTTAGTTGATGGTTTGTCGATTATGTTTGAACCGCAGTTTTTTGACTTGCAGAATAAAGTTTTCATCTGTTTAGATTTAGTTGTTAAAATTACAGATTTTTAGTCAGTATTGACAGCCCTCTTAACTCAGGTGTTTTCAGTGTTGCAACCTCCCAACCGTAAGTCTTAGCATAGTGCATTAATCGCTTAACGTCGTCGATGTGCATTGAATCGTGATAAACCAAACAGCCACCGTGATCTTTTAAATGTTCGACCAGTTTAAACTCTGGCAAGATGTGATCCCAATGATGTGCTGCGTCAATGAATATAACATCAAAGTGATAGCGTGGCAATGTCTTTAGAACGTCGTGGCTTGATCCTTCGATAAACTCAATCGCTTTGCCTTTATTTGTCCAAGCCTTTTTATTCTCATCGGTGCGTAAGTCCTCGATGTCAATACCTACATAATAACCGCCTTTTGGTAGTGCTTCGATCATTGGTACAGATGTTCTGCCCTGAAACACACCGACCTCTAACACCGATGTCGCCCGTGTCATTTTAATCAAAGCAGCCATAAACTGACCAACTTCAGCTTCACTATTCCAAAAGTCAAGATGTGATGTATCTTTTGCCATTACTTTTTATTGTTTGCGTGTTTGTCTTTTTGAATTGATTTGATCTTGTAGTGGTGGTTCTGTTTGAATTCTTGGTGCATTTTAATTAGCATCCTATCGCACCATTCTACGTAATACGAAGATGTAAAACTCGTGCCGCCATAATACGACTGAAGGTAGAATTGTTCTTTTACTTCTTCAATCGAAGCGTGTCGCCTCATTGCAAAGTGAATATAACCACCCTCGCCAATAGTTGCATTAGGCTTAACGGTTGGTTCAGGATCGTAATCGTTAACCGCAAACGAAGCGTTCATATACAGTTCGTCAGGTTGACCACCGCCCCACTTCATATTGAGGTCTTTTAACGGCAAAGGATTGTTAAGGTAGTAATCCGATGCCGTGCCGAATATCTTAGCCGATTCGTCTGACTTAACGATAAACTGTAACGACGAATTAATTGCAGGTAGTTTCGATTCTTTCGATAGTTTCCAATGATTCCAAACCTTTTCAGCTTTAGCCCACTGCATCGAAGGAATGATGCCCGAACCTTGCGAAATCATATGATAGCCTACAACGTGAGAAACATAAGGCTTACCGTCTTTAATTAATGTATCGATCAATGGCTGCAAATCTTTTAAAGCAACAGCATCACAGTCTAAATACAGATTGTAGTGGTACGGTAATGAATCGTACATTGTCACCTTTACTTTGCCCGGATCAAACTTACCGTTGGTTCTAATTCGTTCAGGGTTTATCGTAATCACTCGATCAAATACAGACGGATTCCAAACCGCTTTTCGCAAGGCTGATTCAGATTCGCAGAATAGGGTAATGTTGATAGACGGGTTGTGGTATTTAATTGTGAACGCTAAATTATAAGCCGCCTGAAGATAGGCAGATTTACCGAAAGCGTAAAGAACAATACCTGAATCGAGTTTCTTTGCCATAGGTCAAAGGTAAATAAAAAAGCCCCAACGTATTACGGTTAGGGCTTTGTTGTTTTTAGACCGATTAGAATATTCCAGTCGGTGCGTCGTATTGCTTTGGAATTGATTTATCCCTCCAAGACAAAGTGCCTTCAAATCTTTGGAATTCATTATTCTGTTCAGGAATAACGAATTGAATAGATGAAGTAATACCTGCTGTTGGATTGATAAACACAACCTTATTTGAATCGCATAGGTAAATTAAAGCCCAAGCTAATTTACGGTTGTTAAGGTCGTCAAAGAATAAAACATTCTCATCCGTTACGTTCGCATCAAACAAGGTAAGCGTACGATCTTCGTTAACTCTGATCTGTGAGCCGCAGCCCACTGGAGAATCAAGAAGAACGGGCGCACCCGCAGGAAGCGATACACGGACATTATTGATTAGCGTTGCAGTTCCCGCTTCGATCAAGGCGTTTATTTCAGCAGCATCGGACGGATCGACCAATGTAGTTCCACAAGCACCCACAATCATTGCAGGCGAACCGCCTAGACTGTAAACATCACAGTTAACTAACCCGTGAGGCAACAAGTCATCATCGCAATATGATGTGCATCCCATTATTATTTGGAATTAAATTGTTTCGCCTCGATTCGATAGGTTGGAAGCGTTGCACCCACGTTTTGCACAAGATAGTTGCAAATATAACTATTCGCTTTGTAAAAGCAATAACTCATTATTTTGCAGCAGTAAGTTCGTATTGTCTTGAAGTAGTAATGTGTTTGGTGGATTTGAAACAGTCGGAGCGCAATTAGCAGTCGCACCGCTACAATCTACCTTAGTTATCTTTTCTTCACGTACATAGAATTCAATTTCACAGTTACCTAATTGATTCGCGTCGTTCCATTCAATATCAGGGAAATCTTCTTCAACTGGTGCGTGTGCGATGCCATTGATATAAACCGAATCGAAATAAATCAACTTGGATAAGAAGTCAAATACGTATTCAGGTTGTTGTTGAATGTATAAAGTCTTTCGCTTTGATACGTCCGCATAAGCCGTTGTTCTTCTACCTGAACTAAATCTGAATAGATCAACGTCTGTATCGTATTGCGCCCTAAAGAATCTACCCGGAACACGAACGCCCGGAATAAAATCAACGCCACTAAACACCATCCCGAATTGGTTGTCAGCATTACACCCTTCTAATTTGAAATATTCAGTTCCTTTTTGATCGCTGCAATCTGAAAAGTTACCGACTGTTAACGACGGTGTAAATAGATCGAATGTAACGTCTGTATCGATTGGGCTAATCTGAACGGATGTAGTTGAAAAGAACGCACCAACACCAACGCCTCCAGTTTGTAAGGCTCGAAC